TCATGCTCTCTGACTGCCATAACGTTTACTCGGTCGTTCCGGTGCAGCAGGTGTACTTCTTCCGGGTTCTCCCCGCGCGAGAGTAACCCGTGTACGCCCTTCCTCATCAGCGCCAATATGCGTCACATGAAAAACATCAGCATTAATTTCCACCTGATCACGTTTCATTAACCCGGAAATATCTGCTGTCATAGCACTGAAGGCTGGTGCATGATCATTAATTTCACCGCCGTCACGGATCCCGACGGTTGCATCCGGCGATTCGAATATCACCATTACAGGCCGTTTTTCTCCTCCCTGAAGAAACAGATATGCAGGTACCTCTTCAGCAAATGCCCGGGTTATCCGGGCATCCGCGTTTGTAAGCAGGCGTCGAAACCTGTTCATCAGTGCCCCAGACGTACGCACACGGTAGCATCACCAGTGTCAGCTGTGATCCATACCGTACCCACCAGCGTATTACCTGATTTCGTTGCAGTCAGTGTTGCCGTATCCGCTTTGAAATACACCAGCTTGCCTTGCGTCAGCGCTTCTGCTTCTTTAGGTAAAGAGAAAACCCCCGTCGTATGCAAAATGCCAGCCTCCCCGTCCGGAATATCAGCGTGAGCAACACCAACAAGATTATCCTGAACAACCAGATCGCCAGATGACACCGCCTTTCCGGTCCCATTCAGCCAGTCGACGTTTTTTCCGTCCTGAACATAATTTTTTGACATTTTCTTCTCCGGTAAATGCGGCGCCCGGTGCGCCGCTTCAGCCATAAAAAAACCGCCCTGCCCGGCGGTTATTTATTGTTTTTTCACTTTGACCATGCCACGCCAGTCAAGCGGTGCCACTCCGGCATCAATGCGCACCTTGAATGCTGCGCCATCAACCGTAAAGCCCTGTTGCTGCTCCAGATACGGCGTATCAATACCGTCGAGATAAGCCACTTCAATCGTGTCACGCCCCTGCGCTGCCACCAGGTAATAATCCGTCGGGCTGCTGTCATCAAGACGGGCCTCTGACAGAACCGTGGCAAAATTCTGAATCGGGTTAATAATGCCGCTGTTCGCATCTGCACCGGGCACGCTGGCAGACTTAATCAGTTGATTGGCACGTGACTCAATGGCAACAGGCGTCAACATAAAAGCAGGACGAATGTTCAGGCGACGGTCACCCGATTTCTGGAGCAGCATGGCTTTACGCCCGGAATCCAGCCCCTCAATAGACAAATCGGCAGTCACAAGGTTGCCATGATCTGCATGGAACAGCGGTTTGCCATCCGACATTTTCGGATTACTGGTCAACACGGCCCAGACCAGATCACCCACGGTAGTACGCGCTGCCGCCCCCATTGCCATCGGAATACGGGTCAGCATATCCAGGTCATCATTGATGATGGTCTGGCGATCAATGCTGAACAATTCACCATAAGTCGCCAGTGCAATCGGTTCGCCACGATCTTTCAGGGTCACATATTTATATTCAGCCCCCGGCAATACTTTTCGTAGCGTCGGGAAAATTTCCAGCCCGACACGATGCGCGGTTTTAAAATCAGTCAGCGTTCCCTTGCGGGTCCATTTGTCAAAATTTTCGCTGGCATCATCCCAGCCCTGCAACGCAGCTTTATGAGCCACATCCATCAGGATATTGCCGAAATCGCTGCTGCTGTGGGTAAATGCCAGCCCGACCATCGCCATGGGCGCGGAATGTCCGGAAATACCGATGCCACGATCAACCAGCGAGGCACGCGCCAGTTCACGCAGTGTAAAGCCGTTATAGGCATTGTCTTTTTCTGCTTCAGCATATCCGGCGCGCGCCATGACAGCCGCACGAATAGAATCGCCAACCAGATTACCGTTCCCGGCATGAATATGAATGGCTCCCGGACCTGCACTTGGTGTCGTTCCGGCTGCCAGCGCCTGCAACAGTTTTTCACGGGCCTGTGCTTCCGTACAGGTCATGTCGTTCAGGCACTCCGCTTTCAGGTCGGCATAAGACGGGAAAGAGGCAAAGATTGCAGTTACAGCCTGCACACGTTCCGCATTGGCTGCCATCAGTTGTTGCTGAACTTGCGAAGCAATTGCGCTGATATCCACATTTCCGGTTGATGGCACCTGCTGAGCAGTTGTCTGTTGTGCATTTTGCGGGGCTGTTTTCGGTTCCTGCTGCTGTCCGTTCGTCGTTTCTGCACGCGGAGCAAAAAGCGCGTTAAGCTGTTCTGGCATATTATGGTAATCCTTCAGTTTATTTTGATTCACACAGGCCGCAGCCTGTAATTCAGGTTCAAGCGTATCAGCGAAGCCTTTTTCCACGGCTTCTGCACCGTTCATCCAGGTTTCTGCTTTCAGCATGGCTTCCAGCTCCTCCTGCCCGAGTCCGGTTTTATTCATGTAGGCTGACAGCATCAGCTGCTCATTGCGATCCAGCCAGTCGGCATAATCACGCATATCATCGGAATCACCGGCGATCCCGCCCCACGGCTTGTGCACCATCAGCCAGGAATTTTCAGGCATATGCACTGTGGCGCCAGGCAGGCAGACAATCATGGAGGCCATGCTGGCTGCAACACCATCCACCCAGATATCCACCTTCGCTTTCAGCCGTGACAGCGTGTTAAAGATGGCAAACCCCTGCATCACATCACCGCCCGGGCTGTGGATATGCAGATCAATAGCGCTGGCCTCAAACACCCCCGCATCCTTACAGTCAGCAATAAACTGCTGCGCGGTGATGCCCCATCCGCCAATCACGTCATAGAGGTAAATTTCCACCCGCCAGGCAGCCTGTGCACGGATTTCATACCAGCACTGACCATTAGCGGCATCCACCCCCGCAAGGCTGGCGCGGGGATTAATCATCGTCCCGCGAAGACGCGGGGTTATCATTTGCTGCATCAGGGATCGCTCCTTTATCGTTAGCGGCGTCAGAATCGAACACCAGCCCGTTTTCCCGGTTAAATTCAGTTTCACGCAGTCGCTGACGTTTGACCTCCTGCGGTGACTGCCCACGGGCACGTATCCACTCGGCCTCCGTCCCGGCACCACCGCGAAGAATGGCCCGCCATGCTGCAGCCTCCTTCACCGGATCAATCCACGGCATCACTGGCCCAAGATAAGTGGCATTGAAAAGTGTGGACATATCCACATCAGGAGGAATATCAAGAAAAGGTATTGCCTGCTCCAGCCATGCCCGGTACACCGGGCGACTGTACTGACCGACAAACCACTGCTGTAAAACCCCGTAGCCTTCGTAACTTTCCACCAGCTCCTGGCGCTGCGAACTGTAGGAACCGTTATAGTCACGGGCAATACTGGAATAACTGCCACGGGTTCCGGCAGCCACAGCACGCAACTGCCCGTTCCGGAATTCATAAAGATGAACATTCGGACGATTCGACTCCACCATCCCCAGATCTTCACCGGGGGCCAGTTCGTCAAAAATCATGCCCGGTGAAATATCAAAGTACCGGGGTTTTTGTTCTGTGGGTGTCCAGTCGTTATCCGTCGGAAAGCTGGCGGCATCACCACGCTTAATGTAGAAACCCAGCGCGGCAGCAATACGGGCAGCCACACGCTCTGATTCTTCGTAATCTTTCAGGTCAGCAATCCGGCGAATCACACCATGTAACAGGCTGACACCTCTCACCTGATGAAGCCGTTTCCGCATCGCCAGATGAAGCATGCTGTCTGCGTGAACAGTTTTGAGATCGGCGCTGAATCCGCGCATATTTGCAGGATGGTATTTATAAACCCGATACCCTACGGGTCGTCCCCAGTTGTTAAGAATAATGCCCTGACGGACTTGCTGACCCGCATTCGTGTTCAGACTGACCGGAACAAAATCTGCTTCGAGCAGTTCCAGAGATAATGGCACCACAGTGGAATGATTCAGACCGGCGACAGGACCACGCACCAGTTGTACGAACATCTCACCATCGCGCAAAGCAGACCGCAACGCCATCCGTTCAGCCTCCGGGCGGGTGAACATCCCCGTGACCTCAGGGCGAACAGACCATTCAGACCACAATGCCGAGATCTGCTCTGCCAGCGATTCATGCAGGGTGCCATCGCTTCTCAGTGGTTGTGGTTCAACCTGGATCCCCTGCGCACCAATAACCCGCTCTTCCAGCTTATCCAGCAGACCAATCACGATATCGTGATCTTCATCCAGTGCCCTGGCCTGCTCCCTTAACGAGGTACCGGCAGAAAAAACCGCAGTCTCGGCAGAGCGACTCTCGCGCCGGGCTTTATTCAGGCGTGAAGGCTGCGCCGCCTCATAAGCTCTCAGCAGCATTTTGTTTCTGGCGCGCGAAACCGCCCACCCTGGCGCAATTGCGCCAAGTGCTTTATCAAAAAAACCCATAAAAAACCTCAGGAGAAACGGGCGAGTTTGTACGGTTTCCTTGTGGGCTGGCAGGCCGCCGCCCAGCGTTTTTCCCAGTATTCAAGCTCCCTGCGCAATGCAACAGGATCATGGTTGGTGATCGCCCTGCCATTCACCCCGGTAAAAGACACACTTTTACCATCCAGGGAATCCCTGTATGCCTGACGCACGATAACCAGCATCTGGAAAATCTCATCTTTTTTCACAACCATCCTCCGTTTCGGGGTAGTGATAACCAGTTTCCGGATAACGCTTCCGGCGACGCTGCTTTTTGCCGCTCATCTCTTCCGGCAACGTTTTTCTTGTCCACTGTGCCGGAAGAACGTCTGTCTGCCGAAGCACCCGCGTCAGCATCCTGCCCTCTTGCCCACTGGGGAGGGTTGCTCCAGTCACGGATTTTTTCATAGCCACGCAGAATGGCGACGGCATGGGCATAGCAAAAAAGGTCAAACGCTTCGTTATTCCCTTTTCCCGGCTTGCGCCATTTCCCGTCAGCACCGCGTTCCTCATAGGTCAACTCTTCATAAAACCACTCCCCGAGCCAGTCAGGAAAATGAATGTAGCCCGGTCCGGGCATTTCACGTTGCAGGTTATTGCTTAGTTGATCTTTCAGCAGGTCTGTCTGCAGGAGATATACCGGCACCTTTCCCTGAGCATCCGCACGGCGATCGCTTCGCCCGGTATTATCCGGGTGTGTGATGGTGATAATTTTCTGGCGTTTCGTGCTGTCTCCCTTTACCAGAAAAACCCGTCGCCCCAGTCCATCCTGACGACATTTTCGCCAGAATTTATAGGCGTTATCCGTCACCCCGTCTTCACCACCACTGTCCACCGCCATTGCCAGTACAGGCATTCTGCGGGCCGGATCGGACTGGAGCGGATACGTTTTCTCCAGTACATCGGTGACCAGCAACTGCCAGTCTTCAGGATAAGCCCCGGGATGCACAGGTAATGCTTCGCCATTTTCATCGCAGCGCAATGACTGTCGGATGTTATAACGGTCCACCAGCCAGCGTTCACCGTCCTCGCCATAACCAATAATCTGCACCACAAACCGTCGGTTCTTCCCGCCCTGCACGTCCACCGCCGCAATAAGAAAACGCACTTTCGGCGGTACCAGACGCTTACCGTAATCCTCAGCCCGCTGCATCAGAACATCTGCACTGCGCAACTCCATTGCGGAACGAGGCAAATAAGGTAATCCCCAGTCGGTGTTAATCACCGCCTTCAGCGTTTCCTCACTGCCTGTGGCTTCATATTCCTGCTCAGCAGTCAGTAGTTTGTAAACCAGTTGCGCCCAGGTCTGATACGCAGCAGCCGGCCCTTCCATCCAGAAGCTGGCTATCCTTGAATGACGTGGCGTTCCGGTAACATTCCCTTCTCTGTCAATCTGCTCACCTTCACGCAACCAGACGCCGCGACCATTCAGTTCACGTTTCATATCTGCAGTGATTTGACTGCCACAATGCGGACACAATATATGAGCCGATTCACTGGCTTTTACAGGATCAGGATTGTCACGATATCCCGTCATAGCCTCCATTGATGGCTGAAAATAATCACCACAATCAGGACAGGGCCAGTACCAGCGACGACGATCGCCACGGTTATACAGAGAAAGGATCCCCGTGGTGGGCGGGGCTTCATGCGGTGACGTTCTGCGCCATTTGCTGTTTGTGATCTCACGCCCAGGGGAACTCTCCACCAGCGTCATACCAGCTGACATAAATGTGGTGGTACGTTTTGAAGCCAGAGAGAAACCATCACCTTCGCCATTGATATCTTCAGGAAATCGGTCGTAATCAGTCAGCGCAACACATTTAAAATCAGAGGATGACATGACATTGATGGAAGGCCAGCCGATTTTCAGGAAGCTGCCTGACAGAAAATATTTGTCATGAACGTTGTTATCGTTACGGCGTGGGCTGAGGCGTTTTCTGACCTCCGGGCTGCAACGAAATGTTCTTGCCAGGCGCTTTTTGGAGTGCTCCTGCGCCTTATCCTGCGTCATCTGCACCAGCAAAAAGTCCGACGGATCGCAGACAATGTTATAAACCACCCAGCCATCAATCAGGCCGTTAGTCTTACCCGTACGGGCAGGGCCAACAAAAACAACCGCATCAAACTCACGGGACGACAGGCAGTTCATGGGGTCAATCACATACGGCGCAACCATCGGATCCCACGGAACAGAGTTGCCACCAGATGTAGGGACTCGCATAAATTTTTGTACCGCTTCGGCAACAGGCATTCTGCGCGGCGCTTTAATTAACTGGCCTGTATCCAGTTTCAACGATCTGGCGGTCGCCTGCACAGGCATTATTCGTCCTCCTGATTTTCCTCCTCTGTATCTTCCTGTTTGCTGTCATCTGCCACCCGCCGCGCAATTTCGTCACGCAGATCATCAATAATGCTTTGCACCCGCATGACAGCCGAAGGCTCAAGAGCGCAATCGCGTTCAAGAATATCGGGGAGGGTTTCCAGAACCTGCACCATAGCCTTTGCCATTTCAGCAAATTCACGGGCGACATCAGACGCAGGGATCAGTTCTCCGACCTCCTGTTCGAATTTCAGACGTTCCCGTTCTGACTGATACCAGGCTTTTCGGTCATGGGGATCCATTTCCCCTTCAGCGACCGGCGGTGGCAACTTCAATAACTCAGCCAGAATATCAGTGAGTTTGTACAACTTAAGTTTGTCGTGCCCACCCGTGGTTTTAATTTTTTTTAACCTTTCAGACACCGTTTGTCGGTGTAACCCAGACAGAGCAGCTACCTGACTGATGTTGAGTGCAAGATTCTTCAGTTCACGATCCATAATTCACCAGACACATAAAAAACCAAGGTCACGACGAGTTTTATGTTGTCGAATAAAAAAACACCAATTTCGACATAGAAGAAATAAATTAACAATAAATATCATGTAGTTAACAAGATGATGATGACGAATGAAAATGCAAAAATTTGGCGATTTCTGCGCGTCCGCATCCCCCCGGTGTTTCAGGTTCTGGAAAGGACCCGTGAAAATGGGAGCAATCATCATTTACACACACTCTAACACCTGCATTACAGCAGCCCATCACCGAAGAACTGCTGTAATACCTGTTATTCAGTCACGACTGCGCCTTCCGGTAATTTCATACCGGCAAATACCGGACAGCCCGGATGGCGATCATCTTCTGTTGCTTCCAGCATTGACTCACCAAACCACTCTGTCGTGGCGCGACCATCAGCTGCTTTGTAGTGGATTAAGTACTGGTTTTCGCCATCCGCATACTGCGCGCGGGCTTTAACCTCACCCCATTCATCACTGATGCGCATCTCCACCAGTTGAGACAACTCAAACTTAAACGGAGCAGCATCAGCACCAATTACAATCGGTTTGTTTTCTGTTTTTTCCATCATCGTCTCCTGATATCGAAGCCCGTCGCCGCACCAGGCGCTGATCAACATTTGAGTATTCGCGGCGAAAGAAAGAATTTATTTTATTGAATAACCATAAACACAGAATTTCATGCTTTCTACACGCAGGCACACCCTTCATTTTTCAGAAAAATGTTCTGCTCTTACCGGCGATCAGTTCTGCGTACACCGTCGAACGTCATCAATAAGCTGGCAGACCTGAGACGCGGTATCGAAAAGCCGGCTCGCCTTATCCAGGCTGACGCATCCCACCAATAAAAAAGGCACCAGTATCGCTACCAGTGCCCATTTCGCCGCCGTTCGCGGCATTCTGTGTGTCCAGTGTTTTCTGCTCATAACACACCTGGTTATCAGCGTTTCAACTGAAAGTGAGGTCCGTCTTTCAGTGTTTTCCAGTCCCCGCCCCATTCGATGGCAGTCCCCAGCTCTGCGGCAGCCTGCTTAAATGCCTGCGCGATTTTCTCGTACAGAGGCCAGTCCCATGACACCTGGCTACCAATGTAGGCCACAACATCCACCGCATCACCGGTCAGGTGGCGGCTGTTCATGGTCTGGCTTTTCCCTTCCGCGACCAGCTGTTTCTGGCGATACTTACTGCGCAGGCCTTCCGTAATACCGAAATCAACCTCCGTCAGTTCCAGCGCACGGCGAACCACGGCAACCAGTTGTGGTTTGACGCCCTCCAGATTTTTCTCGCTCCGACGACTGAATCTGAATTTACCCGACATGTTCACCTCCGGGATGAAAGGATTTTTGAAACGTTCCCGCGAGCACGTATTACCAGCACGCAGAACAACAGATTAAAAAACACTTCCAGCCAGCCCGTTGCTAACGGGCGACCACACAGATAGCTGAGAGGCGTTAAGGCATAAAGCAACATCAACAGCCAGGCCAGCCATGACATCAGCGGTTTATGTCTGGAATCACGACGGCGATAAAAAAAGAGCGTCAGCACGATAACCGTGCATAACGCCACATTCAGCAATCCGGGAAGGTTACTTAACATTGCCGCCTCCTCCGCCACGCAAGCGGGAGAACAGGCCGGACACCAGTGATGCGATATCCTGTTGGTGGATAAACGACAGAATCTTTACCGACACCACCGATACCAGCACCGCACACAGTGCATCCGCCGATGTACCGTCATAACCTGTTTTTGCTGCAATCCAGGCTGACAGCACGCGCGCTCCCAGCACGCCGACAATGAACGACACCAGAAAATGTGCCGCCACCCGCCAGGCTGAAAGCGCCTGCGGCATCGTTGCCACAAACAACGCTCCGGCGAACGCCCCAAACACAATCCCGAAATCCGTCCCGGTAAACAGTCCGAATACCGTCGCCCCGCCGAGCGCAGCGGCTGTACCAGAACCGGATAAGGGTTCAGACATACATTTTCTCCTGTAAAGAAAAAAGGGCCACCAGCGGCCCGTAAAAAAACAACACCCCGTCAAAGGCACCCGCAGATGCCTTTTGTGTGGTGTTATTCAGATTTGCGCAGTAAAGGTCGGAGCACAACCAGCGCCATCGCCACCAGCACACCATCTGCCAGCACCGACATCAGCCGTCCGGTGAAATCCACCGCCACTACCAGAAACAGCAGGATGGCAGCCAGCACAAGGCGCGCACTTTTCACAGGTACTGCTCCAGCGGCAACTGCAACGCCTGTGCAATTTTCTTGAGCTGTGCTTCTTCATCCGGACCAATGCCGTCCTGGTCAGCGATATCCAGACACAGGCACAGCACATTCACCGCGTCATCAGTACCGGCGACATCAGCCAGCTGACGAAGAGCTTCGGCATTGGCAGAACGCGGTGACGCTTCATAACGGGCGCGGATATTGGCACTCATCTGGGCAATCTCACCGGAGAACGGCGCAAAAGAAGGAAGTGCTGCAATGGTTTTCTCCAGTACCGCGATTTCTTTCGCGTCACAGGTGCCGTCAGCGTATGCAATGGAATACGCACCCCAGACGGTTGCCTCCACCGCATCGCGATTCTCCATTTTCTTCACTTCAGTAATGGCCTTGCGGGTTTTCTTTTTGAAAATACCAAACATCGTGACTTTTCCTTTTGGTGGATGAGCCTCCGCACGGGGGTGACCAGCCCACAGAGAAAGTCACACTGACCATCCCGTAAGCTCACCCCTGAAAGGCTCTGTGGTTTTTGATATGCGCCGGGCGTGGCGCGAAGAAATGAAATAAAGCTTATCTGAAATTAAAGTTAATCTGAGGATTTAAACCATTTTTAATGCTTAGTAATATGAACATGTCCCCAGAAGGGGGCCAATACTTATTCTTCTTCATGGACTTTGTCCCGCGGCTTTAATCCGACAGCCGCGCCCTTTTTTCTCCAATATAAACCGGGTTGAACTCATACAAAAAGCTCGCCGAAGCGAGCCTGTTAAAAGTATATTTACCGTTACAAATGGACCGTCACCGGGGACTCGAACCCCGCACCACAAAACAACAATACGCGTTATGCACTCTTACCCGATGAGTTAGTGACGGTTTTTTGTTCTGTGGGAATCCAGCCTGACGACAGAATTACTGGAACACCTTGCAAAAAAAAACCAGCCACCAGAGACTGGCTGGCAAATTACAAAGTTTAAATGATTCATCATACAATCGTCGTTACAGGGGAATCCTGCGGTGCAGCAAGATACAGAAATGTAAGCAAACTAACAATAAGCAAGCACAGCATATTCGGAATTAGTTATAATTTTAACGATGCAATGATTATTCAGTATGCAATTCAATCAATTACCAAAAAAAACCGCCATGAAGAAGGTTGGTCAATGCAAGAGATGAATTTTTTGATTGTTATAAAACCTGGGCGTCGAGCACCTCCCGAAGTATTCCGTCCTGTATGGATACTGTGATTTCCCACTAAACCAACTCTTAATTACCTTCGCCCTGAGGAACGCCTCTGCAACGTGTTTACAACACCAGAATGATGCATCACCGACCCTGCCAGGAAATACAAAATCTCCACCGATAATGCACCATTCTGCTGCTGTAAAAAATCAGCACTGTGACTACAACCGACCTCCAATCATAGCCAGAGAACAGAATGTCTTTTTAAAACAACCTCCACGTAATAAAAAATACGCCAGTGCCACGATACAATAAGGCTTGTTTCAAATGCTGGAGCGGGCAGCGGGAATCGAACCCGCATCATCAGCTTGGAAGGCTGAGGTAATAGCCATTATACGATGCCCGCATATGGTGCCGACTACCAGAATCGAACTGGTGACCTACTGATTACAAGTCAGTTGCTCAACCTACTGAGCTAAGTCGGCACTGGACCGCCACCGGGGACTCGAACCTCGCACTCTCAACTTAAAGGGTTGACGCTCTTTCCTGATGAGCTAGTGGCGGTTGGTGGCCCTTGCTGGATTTGAACCAGCGACCTGGCGATTATGAGTCGCTCGCTCTCACCACTGAGCTAAAGGGCCATATGCGGAATAATACTTATGCCAGTTTAGCTCTGCAATACCCTACCCTGATTAAATCCTGCATATTGGCCTACACATGATAAAAGAATCTGAGCGGTCAACAGAAAGTTACTCAGGCAATATTAACGAACTCTGACTACATTAATTTCAAAGTCATCAATCTGCCCGCTATTAAGTATAACGAATGCAGAACTCCCATTACTGTACGATTTCGATAAAACCAGACGATCATCATAGCGTGCAAGAACGTAATACCAGGTATTCTCATAGTGGATCGTCTGATATTCCCTCTTAAACTGGGGTTTATACCAACCGGCAATAAGAGAGAATGTCCAGAAATAAATCATGAATCCAGCCATAATAAACTCAATTCGGTGATGGCGAATAAAAGACACTTCCGAAAAACATTTGACTGAAATAAGTCTTCTTCCTGACCTGACAAAAAGCGTAATTGTAAAGGCAGCAATAACACAAAAAAACAGCACATCTGGCTCAACGTGCTGATGAATTACCGAAAACTCCAGAACAGGCGGAATAAAAAGCAGCAATATTGCCAGAAAAAGTCTGATAAAACTCAAATTCTGTATATTGTTTTTTTGTTTTATGCCTAAAAAGAAAACAATACCTACTCCCCATCCAGTAAGGAATATAACGATAACGCTCACAGCATAAAACAAACTTCGAGCCACATCATCAACGCCAGCCCCGACGATCCACCATGGAAAGCCATAGTAAAAGGAAGTCCCCCATCCATAGAAATAAGCGCTTCCCCATCCAAGACAGCCCATATAAGCAATAAAAAGTGAAGAGTTCCTCAGCAGAGTGCTGTCATCCATACCCATCTCTCTAACAATTTTAAAACATCAACTCACCTTACATAACAAAGGAGATTCCATGCAGTCAAGAGACTTCAGAGCAGGAGAAACTCATTGCGCAATCGCCATCACGTTTAACGTTATGCACCGCTTTCCAGATATAAAAAACCCGCTCGATGGCGGGCTGTAAAAATTCTTCTAACGTCAGGCATAAAACGCCCATCGTTAGAGCAAATTTACCACAGATTCGGGAAAAATCAACAACACTATCGCGTTACCCTCTTTAACTGCCGCTCCGCCCATGCCTCTTCAATGTCAAACCGAACCACCAACGTATCGTAAAAGCGTTTCACTGATTTTTTCCACGTATCAAGCGTGATAGCACTCGTCACTTTGCGTATGGCATTAAATGCCTCCGTTGATGGTAGTCTTTCATAGCCCCGACCGCCACAACGCTGGCAGTTCCTGATTACAGGCATACCCCGTTTTTCCGACTCTTCACGATGAATGGCAACACCACGCCCACGGCAGTCTTTACAGGCGGTCGAAATCTCCCCCTTCCCTTTACATTCAGGACAGAAAACTTTCACCACCTCCCGGATTTTTTTCCATTCTTCCCAGTAAGACGGATACACCCCTTTTGTACACTTTGCCCATACTGGCGGCTTACCATCCGGATACAGAACCTTGTTTGTAAAAACTTCGCTTTCAATAAATTTTTCCCCACGGCAACAAGGACACTGCTTTTTGCTCGCTGCACTACGGGCATAATCCTCAAAAGCATACGAAGCCATAATGCGCATCACTGCCGGTTTTATTTCTGCCGGGAGTTTCCTTAACGCCGCGACGCGATCGCACCGACTTAATGCATAATCTGCCAGTAATTCTGTTGCCCGCATCCTGTCATTCATACTAATGCCCATTTTTCCCAGGAACGCGGAAAATCCCATCTCAGCCCGGTTCTGTGTCATACCCTGCGCAGCCATTACATCAGTGATACTCAGCGCATCTTTTGACGTCGAGATGGGCGCATCAGTCAGGCCTGGCGATTTTGGAGAATAGTATTTCGGTAAATCTTCCAGTTTCATTTTTGGACCTGCCCGTCATGCATTATTTCGTAAATCTTCACGCCCAGCCGCCCACCTGGAACGAGCTGACCGCGCACAATATTAATTTCATCAAACTGCTCGTCGTCTATGAGTAGTCCCGCATGCGTCAGTGCATCCAGTGGAGCTTTCAGAATATTGTCCAGGTCACGACGGCGCTTATCCGGTGGCTCTGCAATAATCTTTATCGCCAGCCTTCCGGACAGGTTTAATTTCAGTCGCTGCTGGCGAACAATAAGTGCCACATCCCGGCGATAACGCTCACCGGCTTTTGATACAAAATATGTACTGCCACGACGACGCCAGTAGGTGTTCACCGTCGGCGGGTAAGGCAAAACAAACTCTATACGCATCAGTAACCTCTTTTACCCGAGCACGCCGGTTGCAAAGGCGTGATCAAGAAAACGAAAAATTAAATCAACCTGGGAACCATGCTTTTCTTCGAACGCCAGCGGATCCACATGAAGCTCGTTGTGATGCTCCCGACACAGCGGTAGCGTGAAAATATCGTGGGCCTTTGTTCCCATCCCTCCCTGACCGTGACCAATCAGGTGATGGGGATCGTCGGCTGGCTGACCACAACACGCACACGGCTGTGTCTTCACCCAGCGCGTATATTTCTCATTTACCCAACGGCGACGTTTAGGTCGCCTCATGAAAGATTCCGGAGACTCCGGATCAACGGCAATGCTGACCACCGCCTTTTCCTGTGCTGGGTTCTGTGGCTGGTGGGTGTGAAGCAACGGCGCAAGATTTTTTGTGCGCTGCTTCAGTATGCTGGTGGCGGTCTGCTCTCCCGGTACGATGTCGCTTTCGCGGTACACCGAGCGAATTTTTTCCGCACGCAACCCCAGTGAACGACGTAATACAGCTTCCGGTAGCGCGTCCGCCACCTGATTGCGGACCGCCCACCAGGATAATTCAGCCAGAGATAATTCACGCTCCTGCGTACCGCTTATTGCGTGACCGATGACGTCAATCATCCATGCTGACAGGTTTTGATGAGCAAGTTGCTCGAGTGATTCGGATGTCTGGTCACGCAGCTGGTTGTCGCAGTGCCAGCACAACACCATTGCGCCGGTACCATAACGGTGAATGACGGTTTCACTGTGGTGATAATCGCCGTGTGGCCACTGGCAGGATTTAACATGGCGCAGTAACCAGTCAGACAATGCGCCAGCGCCACCAGCAGCACGAATCACTCGTTCGTCGCTGAAAAACGGCAGTAATGATTTATCCTCCGCCAGCGGCTGGCGAACGGCAGGAACGACCCCGGACGGCAGATTACGCATGCTTTTCGGTTCCGGCTCCACCAGTACCCGGGTATTGTGGAATACCGGCATGGATTCACGGCCCGGCTTAACGATCACCAGCCCGAGTTCCGGTACCAGAACAGGTCGAAGTAATACCCGCACGTTACCTCCAGATGCGTTGCTGGAATGTGCGGGACGGACGCGGTGGGCGTTCGGAGTAAGGAAGCCTGACGGAGATTATCCAGTGACGGTAGTCGAGGCTGAGGGCTTTTTTAACCTCGTATCCGCGCCTGCGGTAACACTGAATTATCCATTCAGCCTGCTCTTCAGTGCATGGTGGATGCTGGAACCAGTCCGATTTGAATGCATGAAAACGCCGTCCGCACCTGCTGGCAAAGACGGCAGAATCATCAGAATTGTGTAATTTGGTATCGTGCGCCATCGGTTGTCTCTGCTGGCGCAGCAGGTGCCAGTTGTTCAGGCTGGCGTGCGAATTGTAAACCAGAATGCCAGGAAAAAACAAAACCCGCCGAAGCGGGTTAAGTGCGGGTGCGTTGAGGATGCCTGACACATCAGAGGTGGCGAGGGATTTCTCCCCCGCCAGGTCTCTTACTCCTCAGGTTCGTAAGCTGTGAAGACAGCGACCTCCGTCTGGCCGGTTCGGATTCGTACCTCGCAGAGGTCTTTCCTCGTTACCAGTGCCGTCACTATGACGGTTAAACAGATGACGATCAGGGCGATTAACATCGCCTTTTGCTGCTTCATAGCCTGCTTCTCCTTGACCTTTCGGTCCGTAAGAGGCAATCTATATGTGACGAGCATATAGGGGCCTCACTTCGATTTATAGTCGGGTGGGGCTTTTATCTATCTGCCGTTGGTGTTCATGCCCGAGGCAGATAGCCTCAAGCACCCGCAGCAATTCTACTTAACTCTGCCGTTACAGCAAACCGTTTTCGCCCGATATGGGAATTCCCATATCGGAATGAATTCAGTTCACCTGGCGAGGCTTAGCGTACAATTTTTTCCGTTTTGTGAGCTGCCCCTACATGCCGCTGGCGCGGCATCCGGAAAAAGAATCCACGTCCTGAAGGACGTGGATGGATGTCAAGTGCCTTTCCTGGTCCAGCCATATTTTTTGAATGCAGGCGCCGCTTCATCGGTTTGTAGCCATTCTGCAAATCGACGGGTTTCATCATTTGCATCCTGACGTACTGTAATGTTCATATCACGCCATATCACGTAGTCTGGCGCTATTTCCACGACATCACCAATTCCTGGATTACTGGCTGCCCAGTCAGCCCAGGTTATCCAGACATCTGCTTCAGGCTGATTCTCAAGAGCCTTACGTGCAGTTCCGCTATTGGGCGCATATAAAATAATATTTTTTCGGATTGCGGCGACAGTTTCTATATTCCCTTTACGTCCGGCAATATCTTCCCAGACGCCAGTGCCTGATGTATTACTGGTACCACCACCATCATTAACAATTATGCCAATCCCGGGTCTGGTCAGGTCGTCAATACTCCGGATATTTTTAGGATTACCTTTCTTTACCAGTAAAATACTTTTTCGCAGATAAAGAGGCTGAATATCTTTTTCACTGAAGCTGTCTTTATGGTCCCGAATGATAGCCAGAGCAGATTGTTCTGATGCGCCAAACAAGATATCTGCATTTTTTTTTGCATCTTCATTCCATTTGTTCTGTGGGCCGTAATGAACGTTCACTATAATACCTGTTTTTTTGGTGTAAAGTTTGGCTGCATCAAGCAAGGCTGTATGCGGGCCACCAGGACCATACAGATTGATATCAGCATAAGCAGCAGAAGACAGGAATATTAAAAAACCAGCCATTATGTTCCTCATAAAAAACTCCTTTTATTGGTTATCATGAAATAAAGTTATAAACACTACAAATAATATATATTATATCCAGATAGACTTATCCGACTTTACCTCGTGCATAGCTTGTTATTTAAAGTTAACAAAATAAGGAAAATTATACGCATGTTGAAGAGTATAAACCTTACATGTTGATTACATTTTTGTAATCAACATCCTGTTTGGAATAGCCAGCCTTTAATGGATAACTATTTCTGACAATGCAATGAGTATAATCAAGTCCATCTTCCACTGAGAATTAAAGGCGGCATGCTTTTTCCGGCTCTTGCCGGATATCCGTAATTGTCCATAATCTGCAGATTTATACCTTCAGCATGACCTGTCAGCGAAAATTTGTCCGGTGTTTCTACGGGAATGACATCAAAAGTTACACGCACTCGCGTTACCGTGTAGACCTACTTTCCTGCACTTGCAAGATCACAGTGGTGTAACCGTAACAGGGATTTATTCTCTGGACCGGCAGTAAATCCCTGAGTGGCGTGGTTCCCATATCAATTTCCCGCCAGGCAGCCTCCATTGCCAGCGTACAGGCTGGAGCCATGACCTGCCCTTTAAATCTGGCCCGACCATCCCACCGGACGTGTTCTTCTCCCCTGAACTTAGGTACAGTCATCTCCAGCGGCACAAAAGTGTCAGCGCCATGATTTTTGACCGTTATCGCGCTACGGATATTTTGTTGACTGGTGAAAATCACCCCGCAGAATCAGGCTTATTCCCTTAACCCGGGCTTTCATCCTGACCGCCGCCTCACTACGACCAATCAGACAGCCGATGCATTTTACCTTCATTGTTAGTATCATGATTTCAGGCCTGCACCATCCGCTCATTGCCCGGACTTCCGACAAATCCCGGCAACCATATCCCGGTGCTTGTTCAGCTCCCGCAGCGCGGCGCAGACTCGCTCCCACTTCTGGACATGATTCTTCGCCCTACGCAGTTCGCGATTTGCCATATGCAGCGATGGCAAAATCAAATCATCTTCTCGCGTTGCAGTAAACGATGGCAGCGACTGCACAATGTCCGCCACAGTTTCTGTTTTAATATCTTCCTGTGTTGCATCTTTCTGTACCGGTAACGCAACACCGGCTGGCTGAGGAAAGGCTTTACCATCGGTTTCCGCTACCGATTCAACTTTCGGCTCTGCTGGTAAATTATCACCTGGTATGCAGTAACGAATTTTACCGTTCTGGTTTACGCGAATCAGACGACCTTTGCTGATTGCCATTGCCAGCGTTGAAGCCACTTTGCGGGATGTTGTACCGAACAGCGTAGCCAGTTCATCCGCCGTTTGTGGGCCACGTTGTTCAATCGTCGAAGTTAAATCGCTCTCCGAAATTTTCGTCACTGTTGCCGTAGTGGTTTCTTCCGGCAGTACTGCCTGTGCTGGCTGTCCCTGCTGAACGTTGTTATCAGCCACACGCCAGGTGTATACGCTTCTATCAACGAAGCCAGCCTTTTTCAGTTCCCACAGCTCGTTCAGCACTTCTTCACGACTGATATCAAGTCGCGCTGCCAGTTCTACCGACGTGGCTTTTCCCATTGCTTTCAGTGCGTCAAAAACGGTCTCCATTAAAATTTCCTCCCGGTAAAAATTACTTCTCAACTCAAACAAACCCAGCCGCTTTCCGGCGTTCATATTCCTGTTTCAGCAACTCAATTGGAGTTGGCCCCGACGGGCGTTCTGGTGCAGCCAGTTGCCGCCGTACGGGCGGAACACTGAAGCCGTCACCAACATGCTTTGCCCATTTCGCCAGTTGCCGTTCTGCAAGTCGTTTTAACTCCCCTTCGGTCATCTGGCGCTCAATCCCCTTTGAACGCATCTCGAGGCAAATGTGATACAGCACAGGCTGAGACCACGGGTATTTATCGCTTCCGTCGTATCGCCAGGACTCGTTGCGCCAGCGGCGGTACTCCTCCATCACGGCATCCACAGTCAAACCAAACGGATTTGCCCCACTTTCCGAAATCAACGCCACAAACTCTGCCAGGTCAGGAGGCCATGTTTCACCCGCCCGACAACGCTCCATGCACTGGCGGCAGACCTGCCGGATTTGCTGCTCAGTCATCGCGCCAATCTGTGCAATCCAGAGCTTCGAAGGTGCGGCCCCGTTCTTCTGAGTCCAGCGGTTCGAATAAACCTCCCCCATGAGTTCCCACAGCTTCCACGCCGTTTCCGTCGCTGATAAATCCGTTTTCACGTTCCCACTGCTCACGTGCTGCCCGAATTTCCTGAACTGCCCGTGATGCGGTGCCACCTGGCGTTGCTGCATGGCTCACCCCCTTGCTGACTGGTTTAACCTGCGCCCTGACGTGATTTACGTGACGGGCGAATTTCTGCTCCCACTGAACCTGCGTGAAAACTTTCCCCTCCGCTGCCCAGTAGTCCCGGAAGGCGGCAAGTTCAGCAGGTGTAAATTCCGGCTCCGGCAGAGCCACTCCCCACAGTGCAGCCCGTTGTCGGAAATCGGGCGACGGATTCCAGCCGTCGGTCATCGGAAATTTTCCGATGGGTTCGCTCAGACCTTCCAGGTAATCAGGTTCCGCTGCCTGCAACGGCGCGCCATTCGACTCACTGGTCGGAGCGATCTCGCGCACGCGCGCGCTATGTGTGGGGTTTAATTCTTTATCTGTATCTGTATCTGTCGTGACTCGTCGTGACATGTCGTGACATATGCGTGACTCGTCGTGACATTCCTCATTCTGTTTTCGTAATTTTTCCCTCTCACGCTGCGCTCTCTTGCGCTCTGCCGGGGATTTCGCGGTTTGAGAAACGTTACCGTTGTCCTCTTTCAGTACCTGGCGTTTTTCCCATCCAGTGATTAAATCTCCATCAAGCACCCGCCCCTGCATTGCTTGCAAAATTGAATCAATTACGTCTTCCGTCACATCAAGCGCACTTGCTAAATCTTCCGTCGTGACATCAATGTGACCCCGTAGTGACACGCCGTGACATGTCGTGACATTTCGTGACGCGCTAACCAGAAGGTGGATATACACCGCCATCACTGTTGCAATCGGCTGTCCTGACACCCTTGAAATTGTTCGCCACTTAGGGTCATTTGGCATGTCATGCCATAATCTGAGCCAGGCGTTGGCCATACTCACCTCTTCTGATACCGAATCTTTTTACTCACGAGTTTCCGGAAGCGATCCGGTATGAATATTGTCAGTCAATGTACCGCCACAGCATTTCCTGCCGGACCACCACGGTTCATCTGATTGAAGCCGGCGATTGCCACTGCGACAAAATCATCAGCGTCTCTCACCAATCGCTCCCGCGTCTCCACCAGGTCCCGAAAATAAGCTGAACTGTGGCTGCGCATTCTGGCCACCAGCAAAGGTGGCATTGCCTTTTCGATCGCTGGTAACAACGCCTGAATTTTTTCAACTGCATCAGGGGTGTCTTTCTCTACCCAGCGGAAAATTTTCTGGGTATTGCGAGCCAGGGCTTCCGGATGGCTGTCGTCATACAGTTCAGGAAACGTCATACCCAACTCAAAATAAGCCTGGGTTATTCCAGCTGCTGGAACTTTTTCGCCATCAGGACGCGCCCAGGCATTCATCGCCATGCGGATGTGTTCATGCTTGATTTTCATGAATCCCCCCCTTGGTTAGAAGGCGGATTATGATCAGAACCGGGAATGACAACCGTCGGTATGTGTAACTCATATTTGAGCGCCCCAGCAGTGACTGCCTGAATTAGCAACGCCCATTTCCACGGAACCTCTTCCCCCCACATGCTGACTGTGGTTTTTGACGTTCCTAGAGCTGCGGCTGTTTTAACAACTCCGCCAAAATAGCCTAATACTTCTGATTTTTTCATGAGTCGCTCCATAAAACTGAACGCCAAAAGTTTAATAATCAAAACCAAAGAAAGTCAAGAAACAAAACCATCTGTGTTTTAAAATCAAAACATGAGCAAGCAAACAATATCTGAACGCATAACCCAACGTATGCATGCGCTAAACCTGAAAGGCAAAGACCTTGTCAATGCCACTGGCGCATCAAAAGGCTCCGTAAGTCAATGGATGAACGGTGGAGGAGCGCCGTCCTCGCGTTACATAAGTTCACTGGCAAAGATATTGAAAGTAAACGAAAATTGGCTTCTTAATGGAGGAGAGTTAAATACAGGTGATTCGCTTGATCTATCTTTACCGCCGATAAAAACGGTTCCGCTACTATCACTTCAGCAGGCAGCAAGCTGGAGTGATTATATGAAAAATTCCTCAATAACCTCTTGTGTGCAGCTTGTCGGAGAAATCCCGGCCAATACCTTTGCAGTTGTTCTAGAGAGTGACAGTATGTCAACATCTGGTGGGGGAGTTTCCATCCCAAATGGTTCAACAGTTTTTGTTGATCCCGATCGAACCGTACAACCAGGAAATATTGTCCTTGCCTTACCCAAAGGGACCACAACACCTGTCATTCGTAAACTGGAGATAGAAGGGCCGGATATTCTTTTAGTCCCCACGAATCCTCGCTACCCTTCAATTATGCTGGATGATCTATCTTGCATATTGGGCGTATGCTTTAAAATTCAACAAGATATTTAACCAACCTCATCTATTTGATTAACTGTATGCCATCGTGGTGATGGCTTAACAGCTGCCTGCTTAAAATGTTTTGATAAAAAACATTGACCTGAAAAGTTCATTTTTCTAAACTTCATTCATTCCCTCACCCCACCCCACAGAATGCAGGGCAATACTTCGAGTTACCAGGCAGTGGTCAGGGGTTAAGTAGCCAGCCCGAGGCGTAAGAACATGACGGCAGGGTTCAACTTTAATAACTATGCAGCAGGTTTTTGTTCCGCTACCCCGGCGTTAAGGGGAAATGAGGTCAACATGGATACTATCGATCTTGGCAACAACGAATCTCTGGTGTACGGCGTGTTTCCCAACCAGGACGGCACATTCACCGCGATGACGTATACCAAAAGCAAAACGTTTAAAACCGAAAATGGTGCCCGTCGCTGGCTGGAAAGAAACTCAGGTGAGTGATATGGATTTCGACACAATCATGAAAAAGGCTTACGAAGAATACTTCGAAGGCCTTGCCGAAGGCGAAGAAACTCTCAGCTTCAGCGAATTTAAACAGGCGCTTTCCAGTTCGGCAAAATCTAACGGCTGATAAGCGAAACAGCACCGCGAGGAATCAGTATGCAGAAACGAGAACCCGTCATCATCGCGCCAGACTATACCGATGATGAACTTTATGAGTGGATGCGCCAGAAAATTAATGCAGCGCAGGATCTGAAATGGGCCAATGAAGCCAGGGCTAAGCAGGCTGAAAATCTGTCCGCTCTGGAGCAGGATATCACCAGGCTGGAAAAAGCAGCGGCATTAAGCATTGCCAGAATGATTACATACCCGCGTTAATAGCTAACCAACGAAGCTAAGGTTGGTAATTAAGGAGTTCTCCACGGGTGAGGTGGAGTGCGTGCGCCGGACACGGGTGAGCATCCGGCACTGACAGTTTACTGAAAGGATATTTCCATGAAAAGTCAGACCATAACGCGAAAGCGCACGGCGAGGTAGCTGGTTCATAGATAGCCTGTCGTTAAATTTTCGTCGACCGTGCGCTTCCGGTTGTGGCAATCCGCGAAATGGCGCGGCGGTAAGTATGGCGGGGTTATTCCTTCCCCGTTGAGGACACCAGGTTGTCAGGTTGACCATACGCTTAAGTGACAACCCCGCTGCAACAACCCATGTTGATTACCTTTTGGCGGGTATCCGTTTTTTGTTTTCCCTTGTGATACCCGCCCTTTTTAAAGTGAATTTTGTGATGCGGTGAATGCGGCTCAGCGCACGCGGAACAGTTAAAAAGGCCAGTTGACTTCCGTATTGGTTCTTATGGGTGGGTTCTCTGTATCCGGCGTTAATTGTTAACTGGTTAACGTCACCTGGAGGCACCAGGCACCGCATCACAAAATTCATTGTTGAGGACGCGATAATGGAAAAGTTATCATGCAATGCCAGTACGTCTGAACTTCGTTTCGAAATTGGCGTTATCACTGGAGACAAAACATTTATTGAAGACGCCATTAAGCAGAGAAAACTCGAGCATGACCTGTTAAATGAAGTATGCATTCCTTCAATGCTGGCTCGTCTGGACCTGCTGCTAAAAGGATATAAACAATGAATACAACATTTGCACTCGTTCTGACAGTTTATCTTGTTTCCGGCGAATCTCTTGAGCTGGTGACTGGCTTATACGGTTCAATGAAAGAATGCATGGCTGCCGCAGCAGAACAAAAAATTCCCGGTAACTGTTATCCGGTAGATAAAGCTACTCACACTAATAATAACGAAATACCGGCAGGACTTTAAAACAGCACCGTAATTAATATCCGGTTTTATTTTTATATGCCAGCAATGGCAGGGATTTGTTCACCCTTAAATCTGTAATGAGGTTAAAACAAAATGAGTAAAGTCTTTATTTGCGCCGCCATTCCGGACGAACAGGCAATAAAGGAAGAAGGTGCAGTCGCTGTAGCCACTGCCATTGAAGCCGGTGACGAACGCCGCGCCCGTGCCAAATTTACCTGGCAATTCCTGGAGCAATATCCGGCTGCTCAGGACTGCGCTTATAAATTTCTTGTCTGCGAGGATAAACCCGGCATGCCCCGCCCTGCTATCGACTCATGGGATACCGAATATATGCAGGAAAACCGCTGGGATGAAGAGTCAGCCTCTTTTGTCCCGGTCGAACCAGAATCCGATCCGATGAACGTCAATTTTGACAAGCTGTCCCCTGAAGTGCAGAACGCAGTCCTGGTTAAGTTCGGTACATGCGAAAACATCACCGTTGATATGGTGATTAGCGCACAGGAGTTACTGCAGGAAGACGTGGCGACATTCGACGGGCATATCGTTGAAGCACTGATGAAAACACCAGAAATTAACGCTATGTATCCGGAACGCAAACTGTTCGCTATCGGATGGGTTAAACATAAATGTAAGCCTGGCGCAAAATGGCCGGACATTCAGGCCGAATTACGTAACTGGAAAAAACGGCAGGACGCAGAGCGCAAAGAGACTGGAAAATACACGTCTGTTGTTGATCTTGCCCGCGCCAGAGTCAACCGGCAGCACACTGAAAACTCAGCAGGAAAAATCAACCCCGCCACTGCCGCCATTCGTCGCGAATACAAGCAGACATGGAAAACGCTGGATGAAGAACTGGCCTACGCTCTGTGGCCTGGCGATATTAATGCCGGAAACATTGACGGCAGCATCCATCGCTGGGCAAAAAATGAAGTTATCGACAAAGATCGCGAAGACTGGAAGCGCATTTCCGCATCAATGCGCAAACAACCCGATGCGATTCGCTACAGCCGCCAGACTATTTTTGGCCTTGTCCGTGAACGTCCGATCGACATTCACAAAGATCCCATGGCACTGAACAAATACATCACTGAATACCTGGCTACAAAGGGCGTGTTTGAAGATGACGAAGGAACAAATCAGGGCACAACTAATACTCTCTCGTCGCCAGTACCAGAAACTGACGCAGTGGAAACTGAAGTATCTGATACCCAAAAAAATGAAAGCGCGCTGGAAACTGAACCATCTGTAGAGCGTGAGGGGCCGTTCTACTTCCTCTTCACCGATAAGGATGGCGAAAAATATGGTCGTGCAAACAAACTTTCTGGTCTGAATAAGGCGTTGGCTACAGGGGCTACTGAAATCACGAAAGAAGAATATTTTGCCCGCAAAAACGGTACATACTCAGGTTCACAACAAAATACTGGTGCATCTGACACGACCGCACAACCGGAGCCGGTAAAAGTTACCGCTGACGAAGTAAACAAAATTATGCAGGCAGCCAATATCAGCCAGCCTGACGCCAATCAGTTGCTTGCTGTATCACGTGGTGAATTTGTTGCAGGGATTAGCGACCCGAATGATCCGAAATGGGTGAAGGGGATTGAAACCCGCGATTCAGTGAATCAGAACCAGCAAGAAACGGAACAGAACGACCAGAAAGCGGAACAAAACAGCCCAAATGCGTTACAAAACGAGCCAGAAACGAAACAACCTGAGCCAGTAGCGCAACAGGAAGCGGAAAAAGTCTGCACCGCCTGCGGTCAGACCGGCGACGGCAACTGCCCTGATTGTGGCGCGGTGATGGGCGACGCAACATACCAGGAAACATTCGATGAAGAGAATCAGGTTGAAGTTCAGGAAAATGATCCGAAGGAAATGGAAGGCGCTGAACATCCACACAAGGAGAATGCTGGCAGCGCTCAGGACCACGCCAGCGATAATGAAACTGGCGAGACGGCAGATCCCTTAATTGCGGTGAACGGTCATCACGTTATCACATCCACCAGCAGAGTGTGGTATCACCTGATGATCGACCTTGAAACAATGGGAACCAACACCAATGCGCCCATCGTGGTTATTGGTGCGGTTTTCTTCGACCCACAAACAGGGGAAATCGGGCCAGTATTTTATATCGTTATCAGTCTGACTGACGCAATGAATACAGGGGCTGTTCCTGACGGTGGAACCATCGAATGGTGGCTGAAGCAGTCCAGTGAAGCCAGAGCTGCCATTTTAACAGACCAGGTAAAACTGAAGGATGCCCTTTCGCGGTTTCGGGAGTTCATCAACGAATACTCAGATGAAAAATTCGTTCAGGTATGGGGTAATGGTGCAACTTTCGATAACGCAATTTTGCGCACCTCATACGAACGTCTGGACATCCCCTGCCCGTGGCGCTACTACAACGATCGCGATGTACGCACAATCGTTGAGCTGGGAAAAACAATCGACTTTGATGCCAGAACAGTTATTCCATTTGAAGGCGTGCGCCACAATGCGCTGGATGATGCCCGTCACCAGGCAAAATACGTTACAGCCACGATACAAAAACTGATCCCGAATCCGGTTGATTTTTAATGTTCACCCCTGATCGCCGTCTCCGAATTATATTGGCGGCGGTCATGCTGTAAGGCACGTGACCACATGTACGAATTAACTCTATCGCCAGCAGAGATTCAAGAGATCACAAGATACGAGCGATACACAAGACAGCAACACCAGCTAAGGCTGCACGGCATCCCGTTTGTAATCGGACCTAAAAACGAACCAATAGTTCTTCGCCGGGATGTTCCGCACGGGCTGACAGCGATGTCGAAAGTATCTGAACTGGTTTCTGCTGAACCCGATTTTGAGGCGCTGAACAATGGGAAGACCAAGAAAAAACAAAAAAGATAATGCACTGCCACCACGTGTTAGATCGAATGGTTACAGTTACGTATGGAAACCCGAAGGAAGCACAAGAACTATAGGGCTCGGAAGAGTGCGGGAAACCAGCGTAGCTAAAGTCTGGCAAAATTATGAGCTGGAAAAAGCAAAACTCCACAACATAATGACAGTAGCTAAATTATGGCACATGTTTATGGACTCCCCTGCATTTACAGAACTGGCCCCCCGAACCCAAAAAGATTATCGGCAACATCAAAGGGCATTGTTGGCAGTATTCGGAAAAGTGCTTACTGATAATGTAAAAATTGAACAGGTAAGAATTTTCATGGATAAGCGAGGACTTGAGAGCAAGACCCAGGCAAACCATGAACTGGCAAGTCTGAGCCGTGTATACGGATGGGGATATGAGCGTGGGTATGTGAAAAATAATCCATGCAAAGGAGTCAGAAAATTCACACTTAAAGCCCGTACTGTTTACATCACCGATGAACAGTATGCTGCAATATATGCGGAAGCAATTCCACAGTTACGTATTGCAATGGAGATATCCTATCTTTGTGCGGCAAGGCTCGGTGATGTACTCGAGCTGAAATGGCAGGATATTATGGATAAAGGGATTTACATTGAGCAAAACAAGACCGGCACTAAACAAATCAAGGAATGGTCTCCGCGATTACGTACGGCGATCCAGTTAGCCCGAAATGTATCTTCCGGCACATGCGAGTATGTGATCAACACAACCAAAGGCGGGAAGGTAATAGCCAAGACGCTGAACAACTGGTGGAATCAGGCTAAACGTGCAGCCGAGCAAAAAGCCGGCGTTCCGTTTGGGTGCAACTTCCATGACATAAAAGCCAAAGGGATTTCAGATTACGAAGGCAGCAGTCGCGACAAACAAATTTTCAGTGGACACAAAACAGAAAATCAGGTGTTGATTTACGATCGTAAAACCAAAATCACGCCAACACTGGATTTGCCGCTTGTGGTCAGTAAGTAG